ATTGAATGTTTCCTTGGGTTTGCATCTGAATCTTAGCTTGCTCATTCTCCATGTCTTTCTTCTCCTTGTTCTTGCGCTTTAGCTTCAACAATTCGTTAGCAAGTTTCATGTTCTTCATTTGGCGAATGTCAATTGCGTCCTCCAAAGTAATTTGGTCACGCTGCATAGCCATCTGAATGTTAGCCTCTAATTGGGCTTGCTCTTCTTGGTCTGGGGATACCTCAATGAAAATACCAAAGTCGTACAATGGCAAGTCTTTGATATCTTCCAAAATACCAACAGCATACTTACCAATCTGCATAGTAAACTCTTCTTTGAAGTCAGAGTATTCTAATATGTCAGAGATACGGTAAGATAACGCCTCAGCTAAAGTTCTAGTAATGAACTTACTTCCCTCAATGATATGGCGAGTAGCAGTGTTTGAATTTAACGCTGCAAGCTTCTGTACGCCCACCAAGGCATCCGGGTTAGGTGTTGATGCATCTCGAGCCTCGTTAAGCCCTGTAACGTCACGTATCATGCCCATATACTGGTTGTATAAACCAATCAATGAAGCAATCTTAGCTTGGCCGCTATTTGTGTTTAATTCTTGGATAGGAATACGACCATGGTTTAAATCACCATCGACTGTCATGCTACGTCCAATAACACTACCCGTCTGGAAATACAAACGTAAAGCGTCTTCTGGATTGTAAGCTGCACCTGTTCCCAAGTCAACCTCATTGATACCATCAGCATCGATGAACACACCATCTGGCACAACACGTTGTTGAACCTGTTGAATCTTTAAGTGCGTCATTTGAATTAAGTCAGCAAAAGGAATCATGCGACGAGTCAATGACTCAATCACACCCTTGTACATTCTTGGTGCCACACAGATATAATTAGGCATTGCTCTTTGAGTAGCAGCCTTAGGACGAACCATGTTACGAGATAACTCCCACTTAAGCAAGTAAGATGATCCCGGAATCATGATACCTTCGTACCATACATCAATACGCTTCTCTATTCTCTCAAACAATTCTTCAGTTCCAGCAGGAGGATTAAAATTCTCATCCTTAGGGATAATACGAACACCATTGTTTTCAAGATACTTCTTCTTATAGACAAATGTTTTATCAGTTTTGTAGTTAAAATAAAGTAAAGTAACTACGTCTCTATTAAAAATATCACTGCGATATGGACGCATAATGCCGTAGTAATTATACCAAGCAGTACCAAGCTGCTGAATCTCAGCTAACTCTTCTTTAGTAATGTCTGGTTTAATCTTAATCAACTCAGTGATAGGCACTTGCTTAACCTCTCCAAAATAGAAACAATCCTCAAATGTTGGAGACTCAGTGTAACTATAAACAATGTTAGCGGGGTCAACATATTCAATCTTAACTCCAGAACCCGGTTGGAACGTGTGCTTTACTACACCCAAACCGATTGTGGTGATATCATAGTCGACCCTTTTACGAACGTCAGGGTAGTGGTTTAAATCCAACAAAGTATTAATAGCCTCTTCTTCTGCAATCTCAATTGCCGGCTTATACTTTAATTGCATGTATAATGATAACTCTTGGTCATTCTCAGGAAGGTCATCCATTGGAACGTTAGATGCATCTACACCTAATTGCTCTTTACCAATCTTAAGAATATCTTTGGCAGCCATATCACGCTCCACCATTTGTTGGAAGTGAGAACGCTCACTCATTGACATAGCGTCTTGAGCATAAGCCTTAACCTCAAATAAACGGTCATTCATACCGTTTACTACAATGTCAACAAATTTAGGGATGATAGGTACTGGAGTCCAATCTAAGTTAATGTGGGACATATCTCCGTCCACCTCAAATTGGTTTTTATATTTAGCGATAGGTTGTTCTCCTCTAGCATATAGTCTAGTGCGGTGGAAATCAATCCATTGAGAATAGTATCTACAACTATTTCCAGTTTTAGCAAACCATTCATACGAAATGCTTTGCCCTATTTTTAGTCCGTAATCCCAGGAAGCTTTCTCTTGGTCAGTTGCTAACTGAGAAGGGAATGCAGTTGGGTTGATTAATACTACAGGGGGGTTGCTCATATTCTTTTAATTCTGCTCGAAGAACCAGTGTTATCGTAAGTTGCAAATTTAATGCTTATTTTTGACTCTTTTTTCTCAGGCAAATATACGTGCTTTTGATTTGCCATAATAGCTAAACCCGAACTAATTGATGCATCAAACTTTGTTCTGTCATTTACATCGAATTTAGCCCAGTCTTGAAGGGTTCTATTGAACTGCATTTCACCTATTTCATCTGGACTTCTGTAGATTCCTTCTGCATCAAATCCAACAAATTTCTCGATGTAAGTCTCAATAGCTGTGGCGTGTGCTTGCTTCATGTCTTCACTTGAGTTAGGTACACCACCAATCTCACGTTCAGTAAATGACAGCTTGTTAGCATGCTTGTCAGGTCTATTCATAGAGAAGCCTCTATAGCCACGGTTCTTAAAGTGGTATAGTAATCGGGCTTTATTATTCTCTGCAAGTATTGGCATTCCATAGAACACGCACGCCATCAACACTTCTTCAAAGAATATCTCTGCTGTCTGTGGACGAGCAATGTATTCTAAAAAGAATTGGTTGGATGGAGCATTCACCATATTATATTTAGTCAGCCCATGCAAGGACCCATTTGATCCACCAAACGTCGCACCTGAGATATCATAAGGGTCACATCCAAATGCACCAATATGCTCATTGCCCGGATACTTCTTACCATTCTTGGTAATATAGTTATTACGTGTAGCCATGTCAGGTATCCAAGATACCAAGAAACGACCATTCTTATCTGGCGTCCAAATAACCTCAGTATCCTTCTCACCATTCTTCCAATGAAAGTATCCCTTAGTTAAAACTCTATCTTGAATCAAGCCATCATTGTAGTCAATCTGCTGATAGATTTTAGTTAGATTAAATAAAGAGGACTTAGTCTCATCACGGAAGGCGTGAGACTCTGTTCTAGGGAACTGACGATAGTGTTCATTCAAAGCATCCGGATCACTCTTTAATGAGTCAACCTCATTCTTCCAGTTAGTAATAACGCCATCTGTGATAAGCTCTCCTTCTTGTGCCGACTTAATTGCCTTCTCGGGGTCTTCTAAGACTGCGTGACCAAACTCGTCAATGTATCCTTCATAATTATAATCCATCGGAATAAATAGTGAGTATAAACCCGACTTAGTCTGACCATTAGCATTCCTCTTTTTAACATCTGAGTCATAGTATAGCTTTTTATAGTTCTCTCCACCTTTGTCAAGTGCGTTGGATGTAGAACCCATCATACACTTACCAATAATCCTAGAACCTAAACGAAGACAAGTCTTTCTAACTCGCCAACCATTTAGGATGCTTAATGGTCTTTCTAACTTAGCAGCCTCGTCCTCAACAAGTAGTTTAAGCTTCTGACCGTCAAAGGAGTTGTCGGCTGTGTTCTTCCAAGTAATGGTGGTATCTAATCCATCAATCTCTTCCTCCTCCTCTTTGTCCATGTTCTTACGAGTAATCTTAGAAGATGGCACACGGAAGGCTAACTCAGTTACCGGTGATGAGTTACCATCACGAGTAGGCATAAAGAAGAAAGGATAGTTATTGATAATAGGCACAACCTTTCCTGTAAACATCATCTTAGCATCGGTACCTGTCTTAGACATAATACCTATGCTTGAGTCTCTAGTTGATGTAGCAATATTAATAACCTCAGAGGATGCCATAAAGGAGAATCCTGAACGACGGTTCTTAAGATAGCACATGCCGAAACACCTATTATCTACTTTACAAGCCTCCCAGAATAAATAAAATATCCTGTTAGCTTCACGAAAATCAGGGTGCCCTACGTCAGTCTTTGTGAACTGAAGGTACATATAATGACTTCCTGTAATATAGGTTGGAGTTTTGTTATTTATAAACCAATACCCCAAATCTCTACGTCTAAATTGCTCCTCTATATAATCTACCCACTGTGATTTAAATGCAGTATCCCTTCTGTTCCAATCGAACTGAGTTTTAATACGAGATAATTCACGGGGATATTCTTCAACACGCCAATTATTATAATTATAGTTTATACTTTCTGGTATTGCTGGTAATCCTACCCTTAGGTTTTGTATTTCATAAATATCTCCTAATGTGCCATCCTTAGATATAATTACTATATCGTATTCTTGATTATACCCTTGAACCCAATCTTTTTTATGATTACGTTTTTTAAGAATTTTTTCGGGAACAATATTTTCAACTATATGATATAAACTCATCTAAATCTATTTATAATTCCTTTTTCTTTTTCAAACTCTAAAACAGATTGATAAGCATCTTCCTGGTTTTTAAAAGAACCCAAATGCTTTAATTTGCCTTCAAATGTTACTTTAGAAATCCACCTATCCCTATTTTTTCTATAATATACACACGAATATTTACTTAACTTGCTTTTGCTATCAAGACTTCTTTTTGTTGAGTTTTCTTTGCCCGTAACCCATTGAAGATTATCTATACTGTTATCTAATTTGTTATTATTTATGTGATCTAGCTGTGTATGACAATCCTCTCTTGGTAATTCAAATGTAATTGCAACAAGTTTATGTATAGAAAATCTTTGCTCTCCTGAATTTTTATATAAACTTATTCCTAGATATCCAGCAAGGGTGGTATTTAATTTTAATATCTTACCCTTTATACTAACCTTGGTTGTTTTGCCATAATTAATAGTCCTATCTAAACTCTTAACCCTTCCTAAGTTACTTACTTGGTAATAACCCTCGTATCCTACAATGTCTTTCCAAATCTCTTCCATAGTATAAATTTATATTATTTTCAAAAATGCTACTTGTACAATTCGTGAGTCATCCCCACTACCATAATTATTGAAAATATTTCTCGAATGAGGTATGTTAGAGTCAAAAACAAATAGCCTATTAAACTTAGCATTTGTGATTAATATAGGCTCGTGGTTCTCATTGTAAAGCGTTGTGCCGTCTTCTTCTGGATGGTTCTTGGTTAGATAAAGAATAGCGGTGATGTCACCCATCATCTCATCTGAATGGATGAAGTTTGGCTCTTGCTGACCCTCAGGTGATATGCGAACAAAGTTGTACACAACCTCACATCCGGGATGAAGACTTAAAAGCAATGCACCAAAATCATCGTTATCTCTAGGCTGAATGCCTTTAAATAACTGCGTTCCTACAGTTATGTCATAAAACTCACCACTTAAGATGTCAGCTAGATGCTCTTCTGGCTTAGGCATAAAATTATCTATAACCATTCTATTTAATTTTAGTTGCAAACTTCTCAGCAAATCCTTTATTGGATATGTTCTTTTCAATGACAATACCCTCAATGATATTGCTCTCCTCTTCTACTCTTTTAAGAATCTCAAAAGCATCCATGATTGCTAATTTCTTGGCAGCCGCTGCATTCTTTAGTTTATCAGCACTTAGATCATCCTCTAAATGAGTGACAATCTTCTCCTCTGCGACCTTTATCAACTCCTCCACCGCTTTGTACCCTGAGTCAATAATACGTCTTTTTAAGTCGGTTATTTTGCTCATAATAATATGTTGATATTTTTAGTGTACATTCGGTACACTTTCTCTCCATCAATCTCAAAAGGATACTCAGACTCGGGTTCAAAGGCAACCTTATCGCCTTCGTTCAACCCTAAGTCTAGCACCTCTTGATTAGCATACTTAATGATGCCAACTAATGGCTTCTCAGTATCTGTGGTCATTATACCCTCATGGTCATTCTCTACCGGAGATACAAAGACATACCTGCCTACACCTATCCATTTGCCATTAGGCTTCTTGTAGGCATAAGGGTCCTCAACAAAGAATAGATTCTCCTGAAAGTGATTCCAAGAAGACCTCTCTCTGCCCTTCATGTCGTAGTAGTACTTGAACGTATTGTGGTGCACAATGATGGTGTCACCGGGCTCTATTGGACCTTCATAGCCAATGGGTGTAGAAATGACAATGGCCTCTCTCATGGAGGCCAAATGGTCTTCTTTGGAAGTAGAGATAACTATCTCACCACGAGTGTTGTCATATCGCTTACCCTCTCGAGGGCTTACAATATAAAAAAATGGGGACTTCATTAGAAATCTATATTATATTCGATTGAGAATGGCATGTTGCCATTAATTTTTTTCCATAATACTACCTCATTATCTCTCTCAATATAAATCTCGATGTCTGCACTCTCGAGTTGCTTGATAAGATGAATGATGTAGTTCCCTTGAAGTACAGATTGACCATGCATATAATTCATGGCATTCTTATAATCTGCACCAAGGGATAGCTTGCGGATAATCATTACTCCTTAATTTCTCCAGAAGACAAATCAATAACTACGTCACCGTACTTAGCTTGAAGTTCTTCTTGGATGGTTGTCAATTCTTCTCCTGCTTGGTCTGCGTTAAACAACACAGCCTTCTTCTTGGATTCCAATCTGTAGATAGAAATCTCAATGTCAGCAATAGTAGTACGAGCCTCACGCAAGTTTGTACTTGCTTGCTTTAAACGCTCTAATTCTTGTTCTTCGATGTTAGCCATTATTCTTGAATTAATTTTAATAAAATGTTATAGTTTTCTGTTGTCTTTACTTCCTCAATGTCCTTAGGAGCCAAAGGCGTGTACTCAATCTCTATGGTCTCAGAAAGAATCTCAGAGTATTCTCTTTGAAAGTCTAAGAACTTCTGATTGATTTCACCTGAGTCTAAGTGTGTAGATACATTGTAATTACCTTCAGCTTCTTCTCCGTACTTAATCACCAAGTCGTCGTGTAGTTTTCCTACAGTTTCTTTTTCTGACTTTAGCTTTTCAACTAAAGAGCTCATGCGGTATCTTACAAGCATACTAATATTCTGCTTAAAGAATCCGTCCAAGACTTTCTCTTTTGTGTGCGGATTGACGAAGCCATTAATCTCAGCTTCTAATTCTAAAACTTGAGAAAGTGTTAAATTAATTTTTTCCATTAGATTATTATTTTTTTTGTAAAGTTAAACAATAGGTTGATCACCTGCAACAATTTCTTGTTCAATTGTAGGTGGCAACCATGGGTTGGGTAATACTATAATTTGTGGGTTAATTTGATTCTCAATTTGAGCATCCAAGTTTGCGTTCAACGCTTCCACATCATTACCTGCATCTAACCATCCACATACTTGCTCAAATGTCAAGTCTGGGTAAGCAGTGAAGTCTGTATCAGATGGAGTTTGGCAACCCATTGCACCATACGTATCAGCATAATAAGTCTTGTCGCCATCTACTGCTACAGCGTTGCGACGCCAGTGAACAGTTACCACTACATCTGTTAATCCATCTAATGAGGGTGCTGTGTCCATTTGGCTAACTACCCATTCGTAAGTTGTTGTCATATTATTTGTTTTTTAAAATTTCTAATTCTGTTTTTAATTCTTTGATACTTGCAACTAACAAAGGAATAACTTCAGAATATCTAATTTCTAACATCCCTGTATTTAAGTCCTCTCCTATTGCTTCTGGTAAAACCTCTTTCACATCTTGAGCGATTAAGAAAGAGCGTCTTTTAGTTTGTTCATCTGTTTTATACCTTCCAATCATTGAACGTAATTGAGATACTTTTTCAGTTGCATTTTCAATGGCTACTAAATCCGTCTTCATTCTTTCATCTGAGTAAGTTCCCCAAGAAGTAGCTCCAGCGGCAAGATTTACTCCCGTCCCAGTTGAGCCTCCAGAATACATTCTAAGGCTTCTAAAATTACTATTTTGTCCTATATAGTACGAAGTTCCATCTAAGAAATGAAAACCTCCATAACCTACCGTATTAGATAAATGAAAATGAGGAGAGGCTTGAGAACTGTCTCCCTTTTCAACCGTTAACCTTGAGCTATAATCATTTGTTCCGCCAATAGCTACATTCCCCCCACTAGTAAGTCGCATACGTTCGGCAGCTGAAGTACCACTTGCAAAAATCATATTATTGTTTGCAATTAATGCTCCATTATTAGAAGAATCTGCCACTAATCCAAAAGCCCATCCAGTATCTGCCGCATTATAGAAAGTTAAGAATTTTCTATTATCTACTCTTATTGCAGTTGTATTAAGGTCATCTAAATTACCTCCTTTAAATATTGCTGTTCCCCCGCTAGTAATCCGCATACGTTCGTTTGGAGTAGAATCTGTACTTGTATAAAACATCATACTGCCACCAGAACCACCATCTCTATAAGTTATTAACTTTAAATCAATGTTTGTACTATTGATATAGTTTCCAGTATATGAAGATTCTTGACCTATTCTTAACCTCTGATTAGAACCTGATTCTCCTATTGCAATACAATCGTTCCCAAGTGCTCTAATAATATGTAAAGGTGTACCTGGCGCAGTCGTTCCGATGCCTACGTTGCCACCTCTAATAAATGAATCTCCGCCAGCATTAAATAAAACGTTTTGAGTCCCACTTGAATTAAACAAGGATAAACCTACCCCTTGGGTTCCGCTAAACTCTTCTATTTTAGCTACGGTAGTTCCGTTTGAATGCACTAAATTTATTGAAGTTCTTGCCGAAACACTACTCGAAAACGTAGCGGCTCCAGTAGTTGTTATTCTTAATCCAGTAGGACTTGAAGCTCCAGCAGGTCTTAGCCATATTCCGTTTCCACTTGTTGATTCTATTGTACTAAATCCTGAAATAACTTCACCCAAAAACATGGAATTACCAGCAAGTACTCTGCCTGAAAACGTGGCTGCCCCTGTGTTACCAGTTACCTTAAATAATTCTGTTCCAATTCTATTTCTTACAATAAAATTTGTATTATCATTTGATGTAGAGCTTAGTCTTCCTACATAAACATTTGGAGATAATGAAGTAGGGTCAATTAATAAATCTCCAGAAGTAACTGCACCTCCCGTTTTACCTGCTTCTAAAGACCCACTAAACGTAGCACTCGTACCACCCAAAGCTCCCGTAAGTGTGCCTCCTGATAAAGGGAGATACGATCCTAAAGCAGAAGTCAGTGCAAGTGTGCCTGTGGCTGATGGAAGGGTATATGTAAATGTACCATTGGTAATAGTTGAACCTAAGGTTAGAGCTCCGGTAAACCTCCCTGTGCCATTAACATCTAGGGCAAGCCCACTAGTTGGAGCAGCAACGACAACATTCCCACTAGAGTTAGCTGAGATGTAATTAATAAGGTTCGATAATAATGTATTCTTTGACATATTATTTGTTTTCTAATGCTGTTACTTTTGCTGAGAGTTCCTGGATGGCTTTAACTAACATAGGTATTAAAACTGAAGTCTTAATAGATTTATAAGTTTCGCCATCTGTTCCTTTCTCTGTTGAAACATCTACCATATTAGGGAATACTTCTTCAAATTCCTGAGCAATAAAGCCTATTTGTTTTGTAGATTCTCCTTTTAAATTAAAGTTTCTAACTTTTAGTTTTGCAATATCTCCTAGTTTAGGTGTAGCATCTACAATGTTTTCTTTAAATTTAACGTCTGAAATTGTACCATAAGAGCCAGTTCTATTAATTACTGAGCCATTAGACCATACTATAAATTTACTATTAGTAGAATCTGCAAAATAAGCAAACTCGTAATTAGTTGAATTTGGGGAAAATGCTGAATATTGCAAATACATTCCATAAGTATTACTAGCTGAATTATACATAGTTAATGTATAATCTGAAGCACTAGCGTTAATCTGTGTTTTACCCCCACTATAAATCCGCATATTTTCAGTACTACCACTACCAGCATAAAAAGCTAACTCTTCATTAGTACCCCCAACTTTTATATAAGCTCTATCTGCCCCTGCTTCGTTTTTAAATTGAATTAATGTGTCAGCTCCATTTGATTCTCTTTGAGCAAATATTTTTCCTATTCCTAAAATTTTACCTTGAACATATAGTTTTTCACTTGGCGCAGTCGTTCCAATTCCTACGTTGCCAGCACTAGTAATAACAAGATTCTTAGTAATACCACCACCTGCTGCAAACCATAAAGAACTTTCAGAAAATAATCCTATACTATAATCTGTTCCAGCTCCAGAAATAATATTATAAGGATAAAACCCACCCCTTCCAGCAGATGCTTCTCTTATTCCATAACATCTTGCCGTAACAGCAGTTGTAAACGTGGCATCGCCAGAAGCAATCGTTAATCTAGGTGTATCTTGAGTAAGAAAAACAAATGGAACTGCTGACGTAGTATTAAAATTAATTTGACTTCCTCCAGCGTAAATATTAACGCTTGATGAATTGTCAAAAGCAGTTAATCTTAATAGACCTCCATTTCCACCGCTTTTACCGTTTAAGTGTAATGTTGTATATCCTGAGTAATCAGTAGGCGAAGTCGTTCCGATTCCTACGTTACCTGTTGAACCAATAAACAATCTTGTTGAACCACCACTTTCAAAAAACATATTAGCAGCTGAATCTATCCCGCAATATAAATCATTACTACCTCCCGAACCTTTCCCAAAATAATGAGTTCTAGTTGCTCCAGTATAAAACCCTATGAAATTTGGTGTACTTGCAGTCGTTTCTAATCTTAATTTTTCTCCAGAACTACCGCTTAAATGTAGTAATACACTTGGAGAAGTAGTTCCAATTCCTACGTTGCCTGCGTTGGTAATATAAAACTTTGCTTGCGTTGAAGTACCTCCATTTGTATAAATACCAAAATCGTTATTATTACCACTATTTTGATAAATAGCATCTATTCCACCAAACCAAGAATTAGAAAATGTAATATTTTCACTACCTAATGAACTTGTAAATCCATAGCCATTAGTAACTGAAACTCCAGTTGTAAACGTAGCACTCGTCCCGCTTAAAGCTCTACTAACTAAAGTAACTGTAGTGCCGTTGTCTGTAATGCCACTGTCGCCAATAGCTGTTGAGCCAACAAATCTAGCAATACTGTTGGCAGTCCCCGATCCTGAGATAGATGGCACAGTGATATTAGCTGTGTAGCTAATTACCGACACGATATCTGCTGCAACAAGTCCTGTGATGACAACTGTCGTGCCATTAGATGCTGTATAGTCAGCAGGTGGATACTTAACACCGTTAACATACACATCTATCAAACCAACCACATACCCACCTGTTATGGTGAATGTATTAGTTCCAGCCGTTGCTGTGAATGTTTGTTCTGTTCTAGCAGATGTACTAGCACCTACCGTCCAGCTTCTATCAGCTGACAAGTCATAGGTTACACCGTTTATTGTTAACGTGCGAGATGTTGGTGTATAAGTACTAGGATCATAAGAGATAACCCCAGCTGTAGACTTCACAAAGCCCGTTCCATTTAATGCTGTTTGTTTGCTATTAAATGTTGTCCAATCACCATTAGAAAGCAAGCCTCTGTTAGTTGCACTAGCAGTAGGCAAGTTTAATGTAATCTCACCTGTTGTTGTAATAGGAGAGTTAGAGATGTTAGCATCTGTACCAGATGTCCCTAACGCAAGCCCAATAGATGTAACTGTACCTACTGACCAAGTGCGGTTAGCAGATAAGTCGAATGCAGTATTATTAATAGTAATTGTGGTCGCAGCATTTGCTGGCGTGTAACCAAGTGTTGTTGCAATAGACTTCTTCTCCCAAAGAGATGTGGTCGTATTGTAAGCAATGATGTCATTGTTTGCTGGATTCCTAGCAGATACGTTATGAAGCTCATCTAACTCATATCCATTCTGGATATTAACCTCGATAACACCTTGCGTAGGATGGTCTCTAACAACAATTGCAATATACACTAAGTGTGCAGGTGCATATTGCTTAACTGTGGTGTACGCACCAGCTACTGTTGAACTAAGATACAATTGTGTACCAACACCTAAGCCTTGTGTATCTAAATTCTCAAGTCCACCAGTAACAACAACAAATCCATTATTCTGGTCTGTAATATCTGTCTGAACAATACCAAATGTCTGAGCAGAGGTCATGTCACCTGTAGCAATCGCCTTAGTAACAGCTGGCAAGTTTCCTTGTCCACTATTAATATAAACAACTGTACCCTTAGTTAATGTAGCCCCTGTTTTATTATACACCTCACGAACAATAGATCTAGCTTCTGCTGATGTTCCAGGAAGTGTAGCAAGGCTACCATCACCTCTAATGTATTGTGCTGTTGTACCAGCACCTGTCACCGTAAGTGTACCTGTACTAGTTACAGGGCTATTGGTTACAGTAAATGCAGATGGCATACTTAAGCCAACTGATGTAACTGAGCCACCCGAACTAGAGATAACACCCGTAGTAGAATTATATGTAATACCTGTACCAGCACTAATAGAAGTGCGAGCTCTAGCTGTTGTAAAGTATAAATTAGTTGTACCTTCTGTTACTAAGTCTGTATTGTAGTCACCACTCTGAGCAACTACTGTTCCAAAACGTCCAAAGACACTAGTCACTGACTCGGTGTTGTCAATTTTGATCCAGCCTGTGGCTGTCTTAACTGCTAAGTCATTAACCAACCAATCTGTGATGCCACCTAAGTTCGTATTACCAGCAACAGATACTCTCCACGCAAAACCTGTCTGAGTAGTTCCTGTGATGTTAGGTGTGTTAGTAGCAGCAT